TGAGATAGGTTATCTACACAAGTTGCGGGCTCTACTTGCCAGAAACTTCTAGCTGGCCCGTCTCCAATTTGTCTGATATACTCATATCGTGATTCAACAATTCCAGTCGAAACTACTAAATCAATTGCACTTGGACTTGCAAACTTTTCTCCCATCTTCATACAAGTATCAGATACCAATGAATGGATTTGCTTCATACTAATCATATTAAGCTACTATCCAACTCTTTGCTTTTTTCTTCGGTTTGAACCACATCTTTTTCTCCTTATCTTTCTTCATATTTGGCGGAAACGAATGTACTTGAGAATAATAAAGGCTCTCTATAGTATCATCATGGGACATTTTAGGGCCAAAAGTAATAATTTCGTTAATCAAATCAAACATATTTTTCCTTAAATGTACCGTTCCTGTACTAAAACGAGCTGAAAGACCACTATAAATGCGATTACGCTTGTTAGTTCCGCCAGGTTTCTCTGGAATCACAGCTATATCGAACCTATTTATGCGTCTTCTCTCGTCATTCAATGCTTGGAATATAGACCTGTTCATAGCTACATCTTCAACTGTAGAAGACATACAATTATATTTTTGATGTAGTTCCAATATATAATCAACTACACCTTTCTTTCCAAATAGTTCTCCTGTATCTGGAGATTTACTACCAATTGTAGGAATACTTCTATGCCTTTCATATTCTAAAACATATAATTCATTATTTACATCAATAGCTATTACCATTATAACTGAGAAGTCAGCATGCTTTGTATCAATATCTGTAGCAGGGTCACATCCTATAAATACATTTACAGGAATTTGCTCCCCATCTTTTACAATATAATTTATATCATTTTCATTTTTATAATATCCATCCCAATATTTTACATGATGTCTTGTCCATACTGCATCTTCATCACTCATTACTTCCATCATATATTCTTGGAAATACTTTTGTGGTTGGCCTGAGTCTTGATAAAACTTCTTTTTCTCTTTCAGTTTCTTTTTACTAAAGAAAGAAGACCATAATGAAGACCCATCATCAGTAATAGCCTTATATGTAATTACTTTCCAAGCAAACTCTTTATTATCCTTCATAGCCTTACTGTGATTTGTAAGAAGATTATTTATAAAAGAATCATAATGGACAGGAGTTCCATTTACACGCAACCGACCAGTGTGAGGTTCCAAAGCGGGGTAGACTACAGCAGTGACCAAATTTGCATTTTTGTCTCTGGCCTCTCTAGTAATCGTATTTGCTTCGTGTTCAAAGTCATCTAATACTATCAAATCATATCTTTTATGTAGTTTTGCTCCTCCACGAATACCAGATACATTCGATTTACTAATTAGTTTACATCCATTTGTAAGTTCTATATCTTCCTCTGTCCACTTATTCCCTCTCAAGCTGCCAAAATAATACTTTATCTTATCATTGTATTCTAAGTGATGTTTGATATAATCCATATTACCTACACTAAGTTTTTGTGTAGCTGATACCCATGCATAGAATAAAAAATCATCTTTAGGGCAGAAAATAAAATCTTTTAACATAGATGCTTTAGTAAGAACAGTCTTACCATGACCTCTGGGAATAATAATCGCTACCTGCTTTACTTGCTTATCATCTATAACATCAGCTACTTCATAATGAAAGAAAGGAGTTTCGCTACGCATGAAGTCATCCGATAGAAACAATTTACCAAATGATATTAAGTCTTTACTTGCAAGTCTTAAAGCTTCCTCAGCTTCACTTACGTTCTGACTATTTATATTCACTCTTTTTCTTTTGATTTGGCATCTAAAAACTTTTCAAATTTCTTATCATGTTTGTTCATTTCAACATACAATTGCAAAACTTTCTCTAAATTTAACAATCTTTCCGACATCATTGAAACAACTATTCTTGTGTTCTGAACTTCTCTTTTTAAATCATGTTTGGAATAAACTTTTTTCTTTTTCAATTTACTTCCTCTATTTTAAACTCATCTAATAATTTATCTTCTTGAGCATCTTTAGTAAAAGAAACAATAGCTTCTACAAATCCTTGAATATATGATTTAGCTTCTATCATAGTATCAAAAGACCTCATCAAAGCATCAGTCTTATCATTTTTAGCTTTTTGCCATAATACTAAATATCTTCCTCCATATATCATTTTTGATTAATTCTCCCAACATTTTATACTATCTTTTGTAAACTCCATTGTAATCCATCCCGTTCTTACAATTGGGTACATAGAATATCTTGCATACTCAGCATATCTTAAAAATGAACCTCCTCTTACATACCAACGACGCTTAAGAGCTTCTTCATCGCCATCAACCATAATCGAATCCACTGGTTTAGCGTAGAGTTGGTGATTATGACCGAGTACAAATACATCACCTTCTGAATAAACAGCTGCAAGTTTGTCCAACTCAAGGTCACCATTTTTCGCACCACTTTTTCCATGCCCACTAACAAGATACCAATCCTTATCTTTAACAGTTATTCGTGAATAGCCTGGGTATTTAAAGTAAGGAACATTTATCTCAGCAGCTAAAGTCCTGCAAACGTCAAAATCCAGTATATTAAAGCTACGAAGAAAATCATGATTACCACCACGAATAAATAGGCACTTATCTTTTATAGGGGCTACTAATTGTAAGAAAGCTAAATATTGCTCATCAGGTGAAATTGATTGTCCTCTTTGTGATATTTTATAGTTTGGAGGTATTAGTTCTAATAAATCACCATTACCAAACCACACAGCATTTGGGTCTTTAGAAATAGTAGATACAGCTTCTGAAAACTTCTTTAAATCAAACTCATGAGCACCTACATGAATATCTGTAAGACAATGTACTCTGACAACCTCTTTTGACTCATAAGAAAAAATCTCGCCTGGTTCTACTAATAAATTATATTCTTTTACTTCAGTATCTATTGGTATAGAAAAATTAGATTTACATGAATTACACTTATATCTTTGATTAATCTTATCTTTACTAGCTCGTTTTCCATCTTTTTTTGTATACATTGATGTACATCGTGGGCAAACCATTATTCATCCTCCAAAGATATTGACGTAATTTGTTTCTGTTCTCTTGTAGCCCCTTCAATTTCATCTGGAGAGAACCCTTGAAATACTCCAAGCAATCCTACATCTTTTTGTTTCACCATACTACCTGCGGTTCCGACTATCTTACCTAATTCTTTTGTAGACTGAAGTATGATATTATCATCCTCACTATAATCTGCAAGATTTTTTAACTTACTAAGAACATACTCATGGTCAATTCCAAGACTCTTCGCTATGTCTAGTACTGATTTTTCTATTTCTTTCATAACTCTCTCCTGTTTTAATAGTATAGTTGCTTTTTTTCTTGCACCACTGCTTGACATTTCATTGTATGCTTTCTTATATGCGTCTACCGCTCCCATACCTACTACTATATTTGTTGCAAATTCTCTTTCTTTCCTCGTTACATTCTTTCTTTCCTTAACTCTTCTGCCTGTATTATTTATAGTTTTACTAAATGTATATCTATTTGGATGGGAACTAAAATCCGTATCCATCTTTGTAGTATATCTATTAATGAAGCTACCTACTATTGTCCTAACCCAACCTTTAGCATACGTATAATTCTTCCTATCGTTTGGATGTTTAACTGATTTGCTAACTTTTAGTAATTGGACTATCCTACCATCATCACTGAATACCCAATCACCCTCATCAGAATCACGCCAGTCTGGTTTTACTACCCTATTTGGATGATTAGACCTAAACTCATCTATGTCATCGTAGACGTAATGAACCTTACCTTTTATTGATTTCTTTTCCAAATCTCAAATCTTGTAGTTGTAAAAAAAGATTGTCTATTAATTCGTTCACTTCTAGTGGAATCATAAAAACTTCTCCATTTATTTCTATTGGATTAAGCTCATTAGATAGATTCTTTAGAACCAGCTCTTGTTCTTCAATTGGAATCGTCATCAATTCTTCTATTACTTCTGCCATTGTAGAATATAAGACTTTATTTACTTTTTTGTATAGTTAACTTCCACAACGCTGTCCAAAGAAGTATTGCACATATTGAATTGAACAATAGGGGTGACACATGTCGAATCGGCATTATAACGAACACGGCTACTAACCACGATATTGCCATCTTTGGCCAAAAATTTTTTATATTTTTTTATCATATAGTGCTTTATTTATTCTCATTAAAATATCAACCCCTTAGTTTATTCCCTCCCTACCACCCATTAATTTAATTACTTGTCAAGTATAATGAAACTACTATTTGCCCAAGTCGTTTACTAAAAAAAAATACACCATTTTGATATGTAACCTTTTTACACTATATACCCCCCTATCGGGGGTTTTCGTAAAACGAATTTACGTTATTTTTGATTATATATAAATATATTAGAATCTATTAACAATAAACAAAGGAGTCTATAATGACTGACACATTCACACACGATGAAGTGAAGGCTAGTGCTGCAAAGACATGGCGTGACATGATTAAATCTCATAGTAATGCTGATGTTAAGCGTGGCTATAATCGGTTCGTTGGGTCTATACCTAGTCAGAACGATATAGTTCGTAAAGGTGTAGCGCATCTTCAGTTCCTTAACACTGTATGTATAGCTAATGGCTGGAAGTTAGTATGGGAAGACCCAGATGAGAAGCCAGTTAACCCCGGCAGCCTGACCTAGGTTGAGGGGTTAACACCCCTTTAGTTGTGTGTTGTTGGGCTTGTGTTGTAATAAAGCAGAATATATCACGTAATGTGGGTATATCAGGTGTATAAAGCA